ATGCAGAAACATTACCCGTGAACGTACCATCAACCGCCGAGAGATCACCCGTTAAGGTACCGTCTACGGCGGAAACGTTACCTGTGAACGTACCGTCTACGGCGGAAACGTTACCCGAAAACACACCCTCGACCACCGAAAGGTCGCCCGTTAAAGTGCCATTGACACCCGAAACATCACCAGTGAACGAACCATTGATACCGGAAACGTTACCCGAGAATATACCTTCGACCGCAGAAACGTTACCCGTGAACGTCCCATCAACCGCCGAAAGGTCGCCCGTTAAGGTACTATCTACAGCAGAAACGTTACCCGTGAACGTCCCATCAACCGCCGAGAGATCACCCGTTAAGGTACCGTCTACGGCGGAAACGTTACCCGTGAACGTCCCATCAACCGCCGAAAGGTCGCCCGTTAAGGTACCATCTACAGCAGAAACGTTATTTTGAACTTTCAAATCTCCGAGAACATCGAGTGTTATGTTGTTTGAATCCGGTAATATAGATACATCTGTAGAACTGTTTTGTGTATACCCAATCGATAAACGTTTAGGGGTTTCATCACCATGATGAATGATTCCTACATTATGACTGGGATAGTTGATTATAATTCCGGTATCCAATCCAGTTTGAGTATTATTGTGTGCAACACCTATGATGCGATCCTCGACAACTAGATCAGTATTTTTGATTTCCGTGATGGTTCCATTGGTAAACTGAACATTTCCTTGAACTTCTAGACCACCATTAATGTAAACATTTCCGGATGCGGTTAATGACGTCGTAGGATTCCTGAACTCGACGGTATAAGGTGTTGTATTACCGAAACCAGTCACTAATGCAAGTGGGGGTTCGACAGCGGTGGATGCAGATGAACCAGATTCTGTAATTTCACCGGTGGCTTTGTTATACATGAGCAGTACAATCTCTGGGTCACTGAAATCTTCTCTAAACCGAATGGGTGAGAGATACACCGCACCCGGATTGGTGGCTTGTAATTCAGCGTCACTGGCATTAAACACGATCGTATTCTCAGCCTGGTTTTCGAGTGCATACTTTCCAAACCGAATTTTGGTCGAACGTTCGATCGTCGGTAAGTTCTTGACCATTTAATATAATAGGGCATTTTAATTTGCATAGAGTAATCCCGCCATACCATTCTCGATACGAAGGATGTTGTAGTTCACGGCGTATATTGGTTCATTGATCGGCATCGACTCACTCATAATTTTGGCTGAAGAAAGACGACTGAAATTTAACGTCCCTGTCGGCTGAAGGGAACTCGTGGAGAGACAGAAACAGTACAAAAAGAAATCCGGTGATGTCACAAAATTGGTGTGATAATAACTCGTAACGTCTATGAAATGTGGTTTACTCCACCTATAATTACTCACATCCATTCCATTTATGTTTAGTTTCACCTTGTTTGTGGGGGATGTGAGTGCGCTGTTAGTGGTTGTGTCTGAAGATGCGATGTATTTAACAGGATGATTAAATGTGAGATCCTGAATGACATCTCGACTAGGATAATTTTTTTGAACCTGTGTGATGAGAAGATCGTGTTTCCTAGAGGCGATGTTACCTCTCTCTTCATTGTCTAGGTAATAATAATTTGCGTAGCATTCGACATTATAGTTTGAAGCTTCGTTCGCCCAATGAATTCTGATTTCGACGTTATGATAATTAAGTGCCGCGAGAGGAAGGGCGCACTGGGGACCTTCACAGAAAAAGAAACGGAGTGGATAAAAATATGAACGGGCGCTTATACCTGGGTGTGTACCGTTCGAACTCTTAGAAACATTTTGGGCGAACGTATCGATGGCAATCTTTTCAGTAAAAATAGCATCTTGTGTATCAATGAGTGAACCACCTATGTACAACTCGACTTTATCGATGATAGTATCCCAACGCTGTACGTCGAGAGCCTGTGTTACATCATCGAGAGTAAAATAGACGTAACCAAGAAGATCTCCAGAACGTTCAAACTGAACACTGGACATAGAATTGTTTTTCACCGCTCCATAAATTGTTTGTTTTTCGATGGACTGTGAAAAATTAGCATGTCTTTTGAATGTTGAACTAAAGAAAGATATTTCTGGGTTACCCATGATGTATTCATCCTGAGCACCAATAGCAATCAATTGAACAATACCAGCAGACATGGTATACTACTTTAACGGGAGAAAATTACAAATTGGGCTTTCTACACACGAAACGAATTAATAAATGATTTGGATCGTTATCCGCATTCGGGGGGAGGGTGTTACCGTCCTGGTCGTATATTTGTACAGTAAAACGGCTTATTTTTTTGATGGGATGTATATATTGAGTGACGACTGGATAATCATCAGTAAAAACTTGGATATGTTCCGCATTTCCGTGATCGACAGCTGTAGACACGAGACTCGCGAAAGAATTTTTAACTTTACTCAAATTCGATTGACCACCGATGATACTGACAGCTCTATCATTAAATTTCGAATCGAGTTCTTTTATAGAAACGTATATGTGTTCAGTTGTATCAAGTGTATGGATATGCGCTCCAATCAATCTCGCCTGAACAACATTGTGTATAGGGTTTTCGAGATGAACTGTGAATGTATTGGCACTCGTTTGATCGATCGAGTCGATCGTGATGGTGTAATACTCATGATTAAGATCCGGGATAGTCTCAGTTGGTGAAGTGATGAGAGCCATATATATATTAACTTAGATTAAAGATCCACCAATTCCACTTGTGATATCGTAGCCAGCTTGGTCGGAAACGAGCTTTTGGGCACCACAGACACCTCCTGGAGTCAGTCCCTTAGAATACGGACTCTCATTTTTACCAGACCCGGCGACACAATCGACACCGACTGGAAGATCAAAGATAGATTTGTCACTCGCAGTCTTAGTGGTGATAGGCCTGGGCTGATATTTACTCGTGGCACCAGATCGGAAAGCGGCGAGGACAGAAATGATCAGAAGAAGAATGACGATCATCATGAGAGCATTACGATTGACACGGTTAAGAACGAACATTTATAATTAGCAAAGATTTTAAACTGCGTTAAAGGTATTTTTTTTAGTTTCTTTATAAAGAGTAGATGGACGAAGAGATTGTACTCGATCGAGGACATGATAGCGTTATGAAGTTGGATGCCGACGAGCAGGCCATCATGGATGAGATTCAGATTTCTGCCCCCGCACCTCAACGTGTTCCACGCCCAACAACATTTAAACCACCTCCTCAGACGAGAATGTCAGAACAGCAGGAGGCTATGGATGCTTTCGTGAACCCAAACAAACAAACAAGTCATAACACGACAGCCCCGGATGAAGAGATTGATTATGGTGAAGGAGATGATACTAATTTTTTTGATGACGGCGAAGATTATCAGGGAGGGGGTGAAACAGAACAACCTTCCAAAGGGTACTCATCCATCGACGAGGAAAAGGCGGATCTGATTAATAAACTTGGACGTCTCGAGAAGAAGGGGTTCGCAGTGAACAAACGACTTAACGCTTACTCGAACGTTGAAGAGTTGCGAACAGAAGTCAAGCGAATCACGTACAGTATTGACGTCGAACAGTCTATTCGATTTTCTCGGCGTATGCTTGTCGCGTGTGTGACTGGCCTGGAATTTTTGAACAAACGATACAATCCATTTGAGATACAACTAGATGGTTGGTCTGAATCTGTGATGGAAAATGTAGATGATTACGATGGTGTATTCGAGGAGTTGTACGTGAAGTATCGATCTAAGATATCGGTCGCACCCGAGATTAAGCTCATCATGATGTTGGGTGGTTCAGCTATGATGTTCCATCTTACGAATAGTATGTTTAAGTCGGTCATGCCGAATATGAATGATGTCATCAAGCAAAATCCAGATCTCGTGAAGAATATGATGTCCGCGGTTCAGAACACGACACGAAACACGAGTGGTCCCGCTACTGATGCACCCGTTGGTGGAACTGGTGAATATCAGATGCAGGGTCCCGGTATAGACATTTCCAGTCTCATGGGTGGAATTATGATGCCTCCTGTACCACCTATGAACACGACGCCAGTGAATAACATAGATGTGGATGTGGACGGCGACGATGATATCTCTGATATTATCTCAATCTCAGGTGAATCGACTGGTGGTGAAGTCAAGGAAGTCAAGGTGACAGCCGCCAAAACTAGACGCACCAGACAGAAGAAATCCAAGAAAGAAATTAATCTCTAATTACTATATAAATGATAGCCTACTATCCTTTGGAGGAACTGGATCCCCCAAAGCAAGAGCAGTTGGAAACTGCTGAAATAAAAAATGATGACATAAAAAATAGTTTTGAAGAAAGTGAACTAAACTATGTCGTGATAGCTTTTATCGTCGGAGTGATAGCCTTGGCCATCTCTGATACTATCAGGGCATAATGTATTAATTCTACCTCGAGGTTTTCCCTCGTCGTACATTTAATTACCGAATAATATACCACCCAGTCCATTTCTGATTCTCAAAACATTATAATTGAGTGCGTATATGAAAATAGATTGATCAGTTGGTCTCAAAGAACCCTTTTCTGCGCCTCTAAGTATCAACTTCGCATTATCTAGACGACTGAAGTTACAGGACCCAGTCGGATTATAATCAGATGCGTTCATGCAAAAATGATAGGCAAAATAACGCGTGTAAAACAATATTTGTCGTGTAGAATCAAATTCGGACACGCCGTATTCGGATCTATAATAATTTTGTATGGTGTGAAAAAAACTGGGTTTCATATTCTCAAAGAGAGATGTTCCATTAATGTATAAATCCGCAGTTGAAAATTTAAAATAATCATTTTGGTAATCATCACTCGAAGCACTAAAACCAAAAAAGAGTGATTTTACCGGGTGATTAAATTGACTGATATCGATGGTGTTGTATCCATCAGTCGTGTTAAGTGGGTGTTCGAGTCGCTGAACTTGTGTCACGACGAAATCCATCGAGCGTTTTACCATGTGCTCTCGTTCATCCTTGTCTAGAAAAATGTAGTTTCCGTACACGTTGAATATTCGATCTTCTTCTGGTGTGATATTGCTTACCACACTTTCGTCAAAATGGATTTTAATTTCGATTTGGTGATTCTGGAGCGCTACGAGTGGTAAAAACGCTTTGTGATTACAAAAGAAGAATTGAAGAGGTATAAACGAAGGATTGGCTGATGACGTTTTATTGTTTAATTCACGGGATTGACTGTATGTATCCGGTAGGTAATTGGGCCATATATCAGCATAATAATCAAAATGTTGTGAATCAATTTTTTGACCTCCGATGTACAGGTCTATGGTGGAATTATAAAACATGTCGAGCGTTCTATCATTTCCCTCGAACCATATAGCGTTAATAAGATCGCCTAATACCGGAATGGTGATAGACGTATCTTTATCATTCATTCTTTTAATAAACTTCGGGGCTTGTGAAAAATTTGTGTGTCGCATAAACCTTGTCCTAAACAACGAATGTCCTTCATCGCTGATGATATATGCGTCTTGTACTCCTTTCGACACAAGTTGTATTAATGCACCGGACATTTATTAATTGTTCAGATTATAAAAACAGACACTTTCCCTGAGGGAAGTCGCTCTTCGGTTCTTCAGCCACCTTTCCACGAATGTTGAATCCACCCTGTTTATAGACTTTCATGCGTTTATAATACATGGCTGTGAAGATCGACCAAGTATCGTGAATATCATAGATGTGTGGATCGTTCTTTTTCCCTTTCGTCTCTCGCATGATTCGACCGATACTCTGTGTGATGTCAGACTTGGGACTAGCTAAGATGACTGTGTCAAGTGTGGGAATGTCGAGACCTTCGTGGGCCTGACTGAACGTCGCGAAGATGATTTTCTTTTTCGAAGATTCCTGAAGAGCGGCTTCTTTCATACCACCCATGTAGAGTCCAGATGTCTTGGGAAAACATTGATGAAGAAATTCACAGTGTTGTCTTCGATCACTGAGAACGAGAAGTTGTCGCGTACCTGCTGACGCTTTCTTGACGAGTTCCACCAACATTTTGTTTCGCGTTCTGTCCTCGACGAGTTCGGTAATCATGTTGGGCATGGAAATCTTTCCGTTTCGCATTGACGGTGGCGGGTTTCGGTAGTTTGGTGATTCGTACACGATCGGAAACACTTCCACCTGTTCCTGATTTTTACGTTCTACGGCGAAAAACGTCGGACCCATGAACCAGTGAAGTACTTTCGTGAGTCCATCTTTCCTCTCGGGTGTTGCCGAAAGTCCGTAAATGTGTCGAGGACAAAGTTTAAATAGGGATTGACTGAACACTTTCGCGCATATGTGATGCGCTTCGTCGACAATCAATGTACCGATACTTTCAAAATCTGTGAATGAATACTCTTTGAGTGAAAGGGACTGAAGCATTGCGATGACAAAATCACAGTTGACCTCCTTTTTATCTTGTTGGACGACACCAATCGTCGCACCTGGACAAAATTGCTGAATACGCTCACGCCATTGATCCGCCAAAAACTGTTTGTGAACGATAATCATGGTCCTGTAACCCAGTTTACATGCGATGGCTAAGGAAACCGTCGTCTTGCCGTAGCCACATGGTAAAGAAAGGACGCCGTGGCCTGCTTCAATTGCTGCCGCGAGGGCTTCATTTTGGTGAGTAGCGTCTCGGAGTTGTCCGGCGAATTTTGTTTTGATTTGTGTTGGTTCTGGTCTTCGATCTTCTTTTGGCTCCCCAAGTTTAGAAGTTCCATAGAATCGGGGAACACACACTCCTGTCTTTGTTGTTCGAAATACTTTGAAAGGTGGTGGAGGAAATCCATAGTCCCCATTGACCACAGGTCTTACCGTAAGTTCCTTTTTAATTTCCTGGATTGGTCCCACACTCACGAGGTATCCAGTTCGTGTAAGCATACTTATTTAAAGATTGTAAACTTTAAATGAGTACAAGATGCCTATCGTTAACGTTGAAGAGAACATTAAGAAGATTGAGATGAATATTGATCAATTGACTCAGGAAGTATTCAGACTTCAGGGTATGTTGCAGACGTTCAAGGGGTTCAAGAAGGGTGGTCTCGAGACGATCGAACTTCCCAATGACCCCAATCAGGCTGACGAGAATGAAGAGCTTGAGAGTGTCCAAGAGAAGCCCGAGTAATTTCCTACATTCCAAACACCTTTGAAGTTCACTTCAACTTCCACTTCATCATCCCGTATAAGAGACTGTACAGGTTTTCCTTTGACCTCGCACATCACTCTCCTATACCGGAACGGCACCTTGACTGTGAGTACACATCCATCTAGAGGATTGTCCACGTTTTGATTAGTGAGAAGATGGCTTCTCGAAGCGTGCATATCTGAAATGATTGTCGCAAGTTTCGAGGGAACCACCAATCGAATATACTTTTTTGAATTGTGTTCGTAAAACGGTTCGTATACTTTTGCTACGAACTTCATATGTTATACACTACTAGTAAAACTATAAGTAACACGAACGTAAAGATGAGTACTTGCGAAACCAAGAGTGGTCGAAGAGGTTTTCTCGTTCCGAAACACATGTGACTCAAGGCTCGAGACACTTCGACGGACGCTTCGATACTCGAGTATGGTGTCTCACGTGGAGACATCATACCACACATGGCAACTTTCGAACACTTTCCGAAGAATGGGAGTTGTTCGTGTAGACTCAGTACACCCGATGATTGTGAAAAGTGCCATTTGTTTTCTTTCCATTCGGCACCCCACCCGATTCGGGAAGATACGGGTTTAGGAACTTTCAATTGTTTGATGACTTCTTCGATGAGTGTTTCTGGATTGGACTGCATGACACCTTCTCCCAAGTCACATATGACACATGAAATGGTTTTTCCATCCGAGAGTACCTTTGGTTGTAAATTCCACCGTGTTTCGATGGCTATTTCCAAATCCGATTTAAGTGTCATTGGTTGGTCATAATCGAGAAGAACGTTTATGGCGCCATATGTACTTCTTCGAAGTTGCTTGTCTGCATCAGGTCCCCAGTTCATACCAAGTATGTTCAGGGCTGGGCTATTATCGAGACATAAAAAGAGGATACCGTCGTCGATGACACGTTCACCCGTAAACTTTGCAACGAATGAATCCTTTCCGTACTCAACATCAATAAGTTCGGTACCGAATACAAAATTCGCACCAGCGTTCATGACAGCTTCTTCCATCGCATCACACATGACTTTACCAGAGACACGTTGTGTGTATTTTTTTGACAACATCACATGATTCAGGTTTTGTACGAATTCGTGGGCAGACATGACATCCCATGTGACACCATCCATAATGAGTGGAAGATGTTCAAGAATTTTTTTTCCATCAGGAGTGAGATCATCTCCGAGAACATCTTTGATGGAAACATTTTTATATTTTTTTGGATTCCAATATACTTTTGCGATGATACAAGAAAGTATTTTATAATCTTGAATGTGTAACTTTTTGAAAATGTATTTCGAAGCACCATCATCTGTTTCAGGTTCGAATATTTCATCCCACTTAATATTCATCTCTTCAAAAAATGACTTTGTGTTGACAAACGCTCGATCAAAGACGATTCTATGTGCATGTAAATCTCGTGTGGTCATGTCAGGTTCCCACCATGAACCACCCGCTGATAGCTTTCGATCATAAATAACAACATCATGTTTACCAGTTTGTAAAATCTCCCACGCAAGAGATAGACCTGTCGGTCCAGCACCAACAATGTGAATCTTCATTCTGATATACTTATAGAAAAAAAGTATAGGTGTACAATAGAATGTTATGTGTTGCTCAACATGTACCAGTCAAAGTTCCAAATAGAAAACTGAAAACATGGAAGTTTGCTGGTAAGTTTCTATGGAAAAATGCCACTGTACAAAACAAGGCGGAACTCGGTCGTTGGACGAAGGAGGAACTCCTCGAACTTGGACCAACCTTTGTAAAATTAGGTCAAATCGCTTCGACGAGAGGGGATCTCTATCCACCAGAATTTACAAAAGAGTTGGAATCATTACAAGATGAAGTCCCTCCCGTGGAATTCGATA